GCCTTAGCCTGTGCGTCTGCATCTGCCTTAGCCTGTGCGTCTGCCTTAGCCTGTGCGTCTGCATCTGCCTTAGCCTGTGCGTCTGCGTCTGCCTTAGCCTGTGCGTCTGCATCTGCCTTAGCCTGTGCGTCTGCCTTAGCCTGTGCGTCTGCATCTGCCTTAGCCTGTGCGTCTGCATCTGCCTTAGCCTGTGCGTCTGCCTTAGCCTCAGAAGCTTGCACATCTGATAGCTCACCGAATAAGCCACGTTCTAATGCGCCGATTGCAATACCTGATGGTAATTTTTCAATAGACGTTCCTTTTGGATACTTTTTCCCATTGAAATAATAATCTCTGATTAAACCGTTCATAATAAACCTCTGTACCTGAATGTTAGTTGAAGTAATACGAGAGAACTGTCAAACAACGGCTCATTAAAAGTATGCACATCGGGAATAAGGGTAAACATCCTAGTACAATTCTCTTCTTCTGTTAAATCTAAAATAGCCCTACACACGTCAACTAGCTTTTTGCCAGCACCAGTTTTATAGAACTCTGATGGGCAGGTTATCATAACTCGCCATTCTATGTCAAGGGCATTACCATCCATAGCATCACCGATGGATTTGATAGCAGTAATAAGTGCATATCGATCATCCTTCGGGTATTTTAATAAATGCTCAGCATCTAGGTTACTTGCACTTTCATACGAGTAGATTAATTCGCTGTTGAACAGGTGGGCGACTGCTGAATGAATAGAGTCCTCAGCATCGAATATATTATCTATCTGTTTCATGCTTCACTTCCCTAAATAAATCTTCTTCTAGTGCCTGAGCGTATTTCTTATAATGGATACCGACTACTCGATACATATCAATCTCACGCTCGACTTGAACAATGGCGCGTCTGCCATATCGGGTAGTCTTGCCGTTACGTTCCCATAAGGCGCGTTTACCTGAGTTTTTCATTGTGGCGATAAATGCACCTTTTTTGAAGAAAAATCCCTTACCAGCACCTTGCGATGTTTTATAAAAGCGTCCTTTGCCAAAACGTGCCTGTATGTCATTGCCACCAAACCAAAGGCGACCACGCCCTGATTTTGCACTAATCAGTTTTGAGTGTGACCTGACTCTTTTGAATCCTGTCTTTAGAATTTTGTCCTGCTTTGAAATAGCATCAGGGACACTTGCACGCATCCCTTTGATAAAGTTGTTACCGACCTTCTTGAGTATGCGCCTACTCGCCGTTTTAGATATACCTAACTGTGACATATCTATATTATGCAGGTCAAGTTTGATAAATTGCTCAGACACGTTTAACCCTGAGTATAGCGAAGTAATGACTATCCCGTATTGGCTTAAATTCCAGTACGGAATAGTCAGTCCCCCTATAGGTTACGATCACCTCCTTTACGTCATCAAAATAATGAGCATCATCTCTATGGACAACATCAAGTGTAGCGTGACTGTCTACGAAACGATCCGTGAGTTGATCTGACTCAACCTGATAATCAAACGTACATCGGATAGGATGTTCACTACCATCAGGCAATTTGACGGTCACAGCATCGCCTAATCGGGCAAATATGCGCTTGTCAGCACGTTCCATAAACTTGTCAGCAAAATTAGCCACCGTTGCCGTCCTTTGGCTCGGTTTTTTCTTTATATTGAGCCAAGGCATCTTGATCCTTGAAAATAATCACTCGTACAATCAGCACGAGCGTACTGATCTCCATAAGGGTAGGTAGGATTTTCAGCCCCACAAGCGCGAAAACTGCCGTTATGACAGTCTTTTGCCAAGATGCAATATCAGCATCAGCAACTAAATCCCACATCGACCATCCGATCAACACCGAGCTTGTCAGATCAACTAACCATGCCAAAAGGATAAATCGTCTAAGCCTAGCGTCAGATAACCCTTTTAGGATACCGATAACACCACCTATAGCTGTTCCTTTATTGTATAGTCCTAAAAGAACTAATGCTGACTCCGACATATTTTTCACCTTGGGTATATTAGCGGTTGATTATACGCTAAACAATGCCTTGTGCAAGCTTCGCGTATTTTTGTAGATTGATCTTGCTCGTTTAAGAGCTTGCATCAATGGCGTGTTCATCAAATGAGCTTTGTCATTATTGTTTTTAGCGTAATAGGATAGCTTACTGCTCGGTTTGGCGATACTCGCCCATTCTTTTGACAGTGCCAATACTGCATTGTTCAAACCTTTTCCGGTACGCAGATAATCGAATACTTGATGACGCTTTACCTTAATCAAATATTCTTCAAAAATATAATCCTGAATATCTGGTGTAAATACATCACGTCTTGTTACAATACCACGCTTTACAGCTAAGGCAAGAGTGGGTGTAATTACCTGATATTTACCACTCGCATGAATACGACGAGAATCACCTAACTTAAACTCACCTCTCTTTAGTAGTTGTCCGACTGTAATAAGTTCGGGCAATACTTGACCACGAGCATCATCAGCAAATCCTCGGTTAAATGAGCGATAGTTACCTTCATATCGACTGATCACGTCAGCAAGAGGCTGTATCTCTTTTTTCGTTATTTGTCTCTGAAACTCGTCGAGAGTATCTTCAAAGTGCTGGGCAAACGATTTGTACTCAACTCTTCGGCTTATTTTTCTGAAAAGGTTAAGGTCAAAATTCTTGATCTCACCAGTACTTCTATTATCCTCAACAAGAGGCGAATTGATTATATTGGCTGACTTGTATCTATGATCTTTAAACGAGCCTACCGTAAAGGCACGGGGATGATTACCACCTATTCTCATAGGCTCGAGATTGACCTCACACACCACATCCTGAACGACACCACTCAACATGCCTGCTATTGTTACCTTATGATCACTTTCTGTAACAACATCAATATCTTTTAGAGTGAGGTTTACAAAACCACCATCTGAGGCAAAGATACCCTGTAAGCCACCATTTGACCAAATGATAATATTCTCGATTGTAATGTTGTGCGCTAGTGCGCCACAATATTGCGAGTTAGGCTCGCTCTCTTTTGGAATTAGCTGAATACCGTCACGATGGGCGACCATGCTACATGAATCATCATTGATGCGTACATCGGTCACAGACAAGTTGCTACCAAGTGTCTGAATTACATCGTCATATGGTGTGGCGTGGTAGATGAAACCTCTACCAGAGAGATCGAAGCCATCTCGCACTATCGTTGTTGTTGCATTCCGTATCATTTACAGCCTCGTTTCGATTGTTTGTCAGCCAGTAGTGCTATCTTAGTCTTGTTGTTCAGGTAGATCATATTCGCATCCTTGGGTATTGTCACGCACGAACCAACTACCTTCACTTGAGTCATCAGGGACATACAGCTTGTTAAACTTGTCATTAAGATCAAGGATGCCAAGATTTTGATAATATTGTAGATATTCATTCTCGCTCACCCGTTTCTGGCGTGTTTCTAGTTTAATTTTGTTCTTGTATTCTCGTATCTGCGTGTAGAAATACACGTCTAAGGCTAGTGCGCCAATTAAAAATACGATAAATGCGGTTGATGATTTCATAGTTGGACGGTATATGAGAGTCGTCTGAATGTCAAGCATTAAACAGAGAATTCGACTTTAAGATTCCCTGAGTTAAATAATCTGAAATAACCTTTTTTGTGAAGAAATGATATTTCAGAACTACCATCATAATCTTGAAATAATTTTTTTAATTTGTGCTTTTGCATCGATTGTCTAGTGTATGTAATATGACTCTTGTACCACATATAACCAATATCAGTAGTTGTTACTTTAGCATTTTTATACTGTGTACCAGAACCGCCAAGATCGCAATCAATGTATGTGTAATATGATCCACTTGGTAGGCTAGATAACATCTTACTCACACCGCCAATTACTGCGGTGTTTTTAGCAAAGACCATGCGTGATAGATAAGCGCCTTTTATGCTAACTAACCCAACAATCGCACCTTTGTAAATCAGTGCTTTGTTGATGTGGTGTCTGGATAACTGACCACATCCTTTAAGGTGATTATCATTGTAAAACTGTTTTGCTGTACGAAAGTCTACATTAGCAATTACACAATGCCTTGCATAGACTCTTGAGCTGACACCTAAATGATGCCTTATGATCGACTTATATATTTCCTGCTTATTAGTATCCAACCAGTCATAATCCCATATTTGCAATAACCGGATACCGCGATCCTTGCACAATAAATATTTGTTCTTATGATACTGTCTATTCTTTTGTCTTTCTGAATGCCAATACGCCCCATTGTACTCTATCGCAAAATTGTAATCAGGCGCGTATATATCTAACTCAAACCCGTCCAATTCACTTCTTGAATTGCGTTTTATTGTGGCATATTGTTCCACGAATGAAGCCAATGCTTCTTCCTGAGAAGAGTTTTGATTTCCGCAAATAGGACAACCACTACCTTGTGTGTGATTGTTGGGTATTTGTTTAAATGTGCCGTGCTTCTTACATCCAATTTCTATGGGTTTTTTATCTGCAATAAATACGCTATTTGTATAATCATATACATACCCGTGTGTCAATACAGCTTTTCTTACAAAATCAGCCTTGGTTGATTTATTTACAACTGCTGTATACATGAGCGCACATTTCTTACAACCACCACCACGTAGATGTGTGGTTGGTACTTGCTCAAAAGCGCCATGTTTTGAGCAGATTATCTTAACTTTTACTGTAGATTTTGAATATTGAACTTTTGAGTAATCGTATCTGTCACCGTGAACACTCTTAGCTTTTTTTATAAAGGTGTCTGTATCATACCTTTGGGATAGATGCTGAGTATCTATTGAACATAACCTACACCCTTGTCCTTGAGTGTGTTTCATCGGCTTCTGTTCAAAAACGCCATGTTTTGAACAGATTATCTTAACCTTAGTGTGAGCTGTTTTGTAGTCAACTAAAGAGTAATCATATTTATCTCCGTGTATTGCTATGGCGCGTTCTATAAATAATTCCGTGGTTAGTTTTGTTCGTTTCATAATTACTTTTATTATTGTTTATACATATCCTATTTTAACAACCCATTCGCAAATGTCAAGCATTAAAAAACCCGCCGTAAGACGGGTTTCCTGTCGGGTACAACCTGCACGGTTGTTCTTTACTGAATATCACCACCGCGTAGTGTATGTGGTGCTGAACATACAAATAAGCTTTCTGTAGTCACTTCAATATCCACATACTCGTTACGCTGTAAGTCGCGTATGATTAGCGGATTGTATCGAATGCCTTTTTTGCCGATCATATCAAGTCTGGCTGTCGGCGTAATGACTTCAAGGAACACACCTTTGGTGTTGATTGGGAACGTCTTACATGTACCTTGAGGTACGGCAACACTTGTACCATCGTCTGTACCACGATAATCCTTCCAGATCATACCTGCTGGATATTCGAAGCTGTCAAATACGTCAGTGCTATCACTAGATGAAGACTTGACGTAGTATGCACGTTCTTGATTTCTGTACTGCTCACGTACTTCTGGCAATGACTTTACAGCATCGTAAAAATCAGGCGCACATAGATTCATAATCTTGGTTTTGTTTGTAGAAATGCCACCAAGAGCGGTGCGGATTGATCTAATCACACCCTCAGCTTGCTTTCGGAAATCACCTTCATTTGCAGGTGTCAAGTTCCACGTTACGGTAGGGATAGTACCTGTACCGCCCATTTCAGTAGCGTTACGGAACTCATTTGCCCAATTCATAATGGTAGAGCCGTCTTTATCAAGAACAAGTCCTGAGACTGCACCAAGCATTCTGTGTTCGCGTGTAGTATCAATGTCATCAATAATATCACTCTGGCGTTCACCGACTTCTTGTGCTACAGCTTTCTGCATAGCAGTTGTGCCAAGTTGACGTAAACCTTGAAGGTCTGTACCCCATAGGCGACTAGATTCACCAACACGGGTAGAGCTGTATTTACGAATCATCTTCTGACGATCATCAAGAGTCGGTAATGCGCCACCACGCGGAACGGTTGCTAATACCTTAACGCCACGTTGAGAGAAGTCAATCGCTACGTCTTGGGTACGGATTCGCTTTTCTGTGAAAATTCCCATACCGTCAAGTACGTTTGGTACGAAAGGTCGGTGTTCTATAGCCTTGATCATTTCAACCAAGCTAAATGGCTTCGTGTTAAAAATGTCTAAAATATTGTTCATGTCATTTGTCCTGATTAAAAATTAAATTGGTTGGAATGAAATCTCGAAAGGTGGTATATAAAATTGATTATTATTATATGATGCGATTTGTAATAATAAATCATTCTCAGCACCATTAAACGGCAATATCGGCATTAGTGTAGATGCTGGATCATTGAACATAGTAAGTGCTTGATTATAGTACGTACCATCAAATCGCCATACTCTAATCATTAACCTACTAGCATTGGCAGTGGTGGATGTGACAAGTTGTGCGCTGTTGTAATCTGCCTTGCTCACACTAAATACGGGCGAACCAAAGTATGCAGGAACTTCACGAACAACGGCATCAGAACCACTAACCACACCATCAAGAATTGAGTACGATCCAGTATTATTACCTGAGTAGCTAAAGTTACCAATCACAACATCAAATATAGAGCTGGATACAGCACTCACAGGATCAGGTAAACTCTCACCTAGTGGAACTATATCATCTACATTCTTGGTATCTATACCAATCCCTACAAGCCCGTAATACAACCGACCTGCCTGTTCAGCCGTAAGTGGTTCATCATCACCCATCAGAGTAAGATGTGTCGCATTGACGGTAATATTGCCAATATCAACAACACCTCTTATATTATTGACATTGCCAACAGATACATCATCAGGTGATGCAATAGGTAATGCTTCGCCCGTATCCACACCAAGAGCCACTATGCCAGCAATAGGTAGAGTTTCGTCATACGATGCACGAACATACACACCGTTAACCTTCGACAAAAGTGTACCTGAGCGAATAAAACCCTGATTGGGATGAATCTTTACGGTACGTCTTTTATCATGCACAGAGGTAGCACCCCTTAAAGGGGTGTCTATAATGTGACTCTGATCTCGGATAGGGGATTGTTTCATTAGAATGCGCCTACTGATCCTAGAGGCATTTCTTCAACATTGCGAACAACAATACCGATAGTATCAAGCTGTCCTGCAATAGTAAGAGCCTCTACAGCAGTAATCCCACCACCACGAGGGTACGCTGTGATATGACCAGCATTGACTTCAATATCGCTAACATCAACGACACCTGTAAGATTGTCAGGATTAGCCTGTAGAATCTCAGCTTGAACCAACGGAGCTTCTGCACCAGTGTCAATATCCATAGCAAGGATGCCAGCAGGATCACCAGTCACCGCACCTTCGGCTTGGAAGTATACGTCATTCAGTTTTGCCAGAACAGTACCACCAAGTAAAACGCCTTGGTTGGGATGAATTTTAACGGTACGTCTGCCACGATGCGCTGATGTAGCACCTACTTGACTTGTGCCTAGTATATGTGACTGATTTACAATAGGATTGTGTTTCATCATATTACCTTTTTAATAAGAGATTTTAGTGTTCAGGACAGATTATGCGTATGCGTCCTTCCATATGTCAGCACAATCGACATTCGCCTCAGTGTTGGTAGATGATGCAGATGTGTTTACCTCTGTTTCAATCTCATTTGCTGTTACATTCTGAGACACAATGTCAGCAGTAATTTCACTAACAGTCATCTTTCCACTGATATATTCTGTTGTCTTTTCATCAGAAACACCAGCACCTTTACACACTTCACGAATAGTTGCTTCACGGCTGGCTTGTGCCACTTTAGACTCAGCTTCCTTTTGGGCATCAATGGCTGATTGAACTTTAGCAACGTCTGTTTCGTCCTGCAATGCAGAAATCAGTGCTGTTTTAGCTTGTGCTGAAATATTACTTGCATTCACAAGTGCTTCAATAAATCCGTTCATGTTAGTACCTTGGCTTGTAGATTGAGTAGATATAAGACTATCAGACAGCTCGGCGAACGACATAATATCATCTGCAAGTCCTGATTCTATAGCTTTCTTGTCACTATACCACCTTGCTTGAGTGTTTACAACATCTTTTTCACTCATACCACGACTTTCTGATACACATGTTATGAATTCACTATAGTAATCGCCTACCGTTTCATCTAGGAATTCCCGTTGTTTGGCATCCATATCAATATCTGGCGCACCCGTAAGCTTGTAATCACCACGATAAATGTAGTCAGTCTTTACACCTATCGCGTCCATGTATGCCTTGTGATTCTGTAGGCGCAAGTACACGCCAATACTGCCAACCACCGCCCCGTGGGATACGACGACACGATCAAACGCACTACCGACGACATACGCGCCGGATAACATTCTACTATCCGATAAAGCAATGAGTTCTGTTCCACGACCACGAAGTTTTTGAATCTCGCGGTTACAATGGAACGCTCCAGTTGTTACGCCACCTGAACTGTTTATGCGACAAATCACCTTGGACACCATTGGATCATCAACAAGCATGTTAAGCGTGTGAAGTATACCTTCGTATGACGCGATTGCACCACCACACCAATCGATTTGATGCCGATCCATGATACCGCCGTTTATCTCAAAATAAACGACACCTTTATCTTTGTTTAACCAGCGAATATCATATCCAGTATTATTGTCAGAGTCACCGTACACTTTCATGCCTGAGTTTATAAGCGTATCAACCTCTGTCTTGCGACCAAGTGCTTGATAGATGATTGTTGACATACTTGTAGGCTCAACCAGAAGAGGTTGGTCAATCACACTCTGAATAAAGGCGAGTGCATTTACATCCCCGCCTTTATTCAGGATTTTTTGTATTAGTTTGTCCACGACTACTTTCCTCTTTCTTTTGTTGATCATCAATTTGATCGTATGTCATTGATGCGTCAAGTTTTTCTAACTCATTCTGGCGAGTTGATAAGCCTAGCTCAATTTTCTTACCAATAGCTTCAAGCTCTTGTACTGGATGCACATATTCCCATGCACTCGGTACAAACGCCACGCGACAAGCATCACGCAACGGTAAATCTGTCTTTACAACACCAATCTCAATAGCCAAACTCACGATATATTTCCATACTCTAATCAGTATTTGTGGAATGTCAAACATGGATTGATCGTGACCAATACCACGTTTCATATTGTTAAGTATAGCTCGCCATACTCGATCGTTTATCTTTCCGTAATCACCTGTAACAAGTTCATACGGAAGTCCTGCAAATGCAGATATACTTAACATCTGCCACCGCTGATAATCAGGGTATCCACGACCACTATCATCAGTCTCGAATAACTTGGCTTTCTCACCTACAAGCAGGTTAATGAATGTACCAGCCTCAACTTTAGCATCCGGTATTTTACTATGATCTATGTTAAGTGGTTGACCTGTAACAGGGTGGTATTTATAGTCGGCATCTGTCTCAGCTTCGCGTTCAATCGTTCCGGTAAATGCGGCTCTCGACTCTTTACGAGTGAGTTCAGCTTTGTTATACGCCTCAAAACTCGATGCTTTTGGAATCGCTTTTGATATAGGTGGTACAGCTCTCACCTGACTTGCTCGGTCTGGTATGAAGTTATGGATTACACGTCTTGCTGGAATACGCACATACTCGCCAGTATTTTTTTCTGGCGATCTAAAATGATAAGCTACCCTGCGACCTTTTGGGTCAACTTCAATCGAGTGTTTTATTGAGTTACCATTTTCCAATAAATCCTCATTATGATGGTATGGCAAAAATGAAGCGTCAATGACTTGCAATTCAAATGGCAACACTCTATCACCTTGCCGTGACTTGGGTATTCTGTTGAATATAGCCAGTCCGTCACCATTCATAACACGACCTTTCACAATCATGCTAACAATGGTATGTAATGATCCAACACCAAGACAATCGACCTCATACATAAGGTCGTCATATAGTTGCCTCAGTTGTTCGTTGAGCTTATCGTCGCCTGTTTTTGGTATGGGTGTAAAGCCATTACCGACTTCCTGATAAACTCGCTCGTTTACGATACGAGCTATCCAACCATTGTTGCGGTATGCGCCCTGCATGGTGGTCATCATGTCGCCTAACGAGTCAAATAGTTCCTCGGCAGGGTCAAATTCCATTTCAGGTAAGAATTGCGTATAGGCTCTTTGAAAGCCGTTTGCATTAGGATACGGGCATTGAGGAATCATCGGCAGACTGTGACCTTACATGCGTAAATGCGTCTGTTTCCTTGTAAAGCTTTGATTTCTGCGTCGAGTTTATTACGCGCACGGCGCATTTCTTCAAAGGATTGATACACCTCCTCTCGTCCGTGCATTTTCATAGACTTTATGCCACTGAACATATTTTTATTCAGCTCCTCACGCATGTCTATAAGTTGTTGTAAATTCATCGCCTCATGTTCCTCATGTCAAGGATACGATCATAATCAGACGCAACTTTATCATCAATAGTATCGGCAGTCAACCTCTGAAACTCCAAAGGCGGTGAGTCCCATGAAAACGGTGAATACAAATCTTTCTGCAAATATTGTAATTGTGCTGTAAAGTAAACAAACAAGTCGAATTGCTCGTTACGCTTATCTCTTGGGTTATCCCATCCTTTAGATGTGCGCACCTCAACAGTCAATTCTTCGTATACGTTAATAGGTAAATGTTTACTCATGTGGATATAATTGTTACCAGCCTCTTCTCTGTTGATCTGAGCCGTAACTATATCCTTACCTAACGTGGTGTTGATGCGAAGATACTTAGTTCCAATAGCCTTGGCTCTACGTCCAGCATTTGACTTTTTATCTACCTTACCAACAATGTATAGGGGATTATTGCTGTTCGGATTAGGACGCTCGCCTCGTACTAACGTGAAATCTCTATCACTTACCGTTGTTGCAAATTGATAGGCATTCTGTGTCGCTCCGTCAACGCCGTGCATGTCGCATACGGTATGTAAAACGCCCATATCCTCACCGTCATCTTGCACGGGGTATGTCTTTTCCATGACCTCTGTTCTGACCTTCTGCCAGTCCTCGGCGTAACTGGCAGGTTGCACATTCAGATACCCACCACCATCGCGTTCTCGGATAGACTGTTTAATGTCAAAGCGGTCTATAAGGTATGCCTCGTTGTTCTTGGCAACACCAATAATTGACACAACAAATCGGTATTTCTGAGTGTCTATTTGAGCCAAAAGGCACACTACGCCTTTTGGTACGGTGCGATCACCGTAGTCAGTGAGACGTTCTTTCAGCTTTGTTAGTGAGATAGTCGCAGTGCCTGTAATCGGCGTGTAGACACCACCACAATCGACGTTACAGCTAGTTTTTAGTTCGCCTTCATCTTGAGTCTTGTCATAATGCACCACTGCATTGATATAGTTGTAAATTAATCCGTCCCATGTCTGGAATGTAATCGTGTACGGATTTCCCCAATAAGACTTGATTTTGTTGTTCGGTGCATCGGGGAACTCTTTTTTCCATACCGCACTTTTACGAATCTCAAACTTCTCACTTTGAGGTATTCCAGCACCACAACACGGCGGATAAATAACGGCATACTTCTTTGACATAGCCGTGACCGTTGTTGTTTTCAGCTCAGCAAGAATCGCCTCTTTTGTTGGTAGTCTAAACAGGCTCAGGTCAGCAGGTAATTTGAACTCAGTACCGCAATGAGGACATGTGAGATATTCCATACGTCGATCACCCTTGTTGTACCAAGATACGATACCTTCAACTGGCGGTGCTTCGTGTGGCGTGTCTGGTTTCCAATCAGGATCATACAAATCAAATCTAGGGCTTGACTCCATGATCGTTTTACCTGACGAACCAAAGGTACTATTTCTCTTGTCTGCCTGAATTAACCAGTTACCTTCGCCGTTGTCTTGTGGTGTTCTGTCATTGTCTGTGATTAAGACGTATTTGTAATCAGCGGATGACGTTTTAGTCGGGGCTGGGTTAGCTATCGCCAACATCATTGCATTTTTAAACAATTTCAGCAGGACGTTATCATCATTTTTGTTGGTTGGCAGGATAGACAATAGTTTCTTTGTGTTCCTGAATACCCGTGCCAAGACAGACTTTGAATACTTTTTGGCTGTACCTTCTGTCATGTGATAGATGATTGTGTCACTGGGGTCTTCGATCATAATGTAGACTGTGCTACCGGTAATCAGACATAACGACTTACCACCACGGGCGGGTGAGACATACACAATCATGTGAGTTTCGCGGTCTGTGAGCCAGTTCATAGGCTCAATCATATACGGCGTTAGGGAACTGTCGAAATCACCACCCTCTTGAAGCTTCATGTATTTGTCAAGCACTTCGTTGACAGCCATACCAGACGGTGGTTTCAAGAGTTGGGCAATTTCAAGGAATAGACTTTTTGCTGAACGAAAATTGAACTCAGTCTTTGAACTCATACACTACCTCGTCGTACAGTTCTTCTTTCGCTTTTCGTATTGTCTCAACAAACTCGTTCAGTTTACCATCATTGATTAAGTTGCGTCTCTCGCACACATCCGGTAACAAATCTATCCAGCGTGAAATTGTTTTTACCAAAAGCGCATGTGCTTTGCGAGCCTCTTCAACCTCAACCAATGTCTTTTCGAGTTGCATAATGGCGATCTTCTTTTTCTTGGTCGCCTGTTCTAAATCTTTTGCTCGATTGATATTCACCATATCAGTAGGCTTGACTTCTTTCTTGATACGGCGATCTATAACCTGAGTTACATCACTCAGTCTGAAACGCTGGTAGGCGTGAGGCATATTTGGGTTAATTGGATCGACTTGGTTCTTCATCATAAGAGCGAGTGTACGGTCTGAAATACCGTAGAAAAATCCAATCTCTTTCTTGGTCAACTCGCCTCTGAGTATATTGCGCATCGCGTCAGCATTACGCTTCTTAAAGGCTTCCTCGCCTCTTAGTTGTTGCTTTTTTTCAGGCAAAGGTATACCTGCGTCAATATCTGGCGGTAAAGAGTTGTCAATCTTTGGGGGTGTTGGTATTGCCATGAGCAGGATGTTACCAGAATGTCAGACAAAAAGAAACCCCGTCCTATGTAGGATG